CCAATGCGAGACATCTCTAAGAATGTCCGTACAGATTTGATGGGATTGGCTAACATCCAGAGTGCTCCAATTAAGTCAGCATACTCTGAAGATGAAGCCTTCTATCTAATCAGTTTTCCCACCAGTAACGCCATATACTGTTTTGATATGCGAGGGCAGTTACAAAACGGGAGCCACAGAGCAACACTGTGGACTGGTATTACCCCTAGGGCCTTTTGTACCAAAAGAGACGGTACATTATTGCTTGGGGACAATGATGGCATCTCAGAGTACAAGGGCTACAACGATAACAACAACAGCTATCAGTTTAGATACTTCTCAGCCTATCTTGACTTTCAGGCTCAGTCGAATCTTAAGTTCCTTAAGAAACTCAACATTACAATTATTGGTGGTCAGAACACTCAAGCAACCCTTAACTGGGGCTATGACTACACTTCAGCATACATTCGTGAGGTGTTTAACTTTGCATCGTCAAACGTAGCTGAGTATGGTATTGCTGAGTACAACACATCAGAGGCAGAATATAACGCCAGTGTTGTCATTCAAGAACCACGAGTAAATACTTCAGGCTCAGGCACTGTAGTACAAATTGGATTGGAAGCACAGATTAACAATGCTCCATTCTCTATTCAGAAAATTGATATACACGCATTAGTAGGAAGGATTGTCTAATGAGCAATTATACTAAAACCGTCAACTTTGCGGCTAAGGATGACCTTGCTTCTGGTAATCCTTCTAAAATCGTAAAGGGATCGGAGATCGATACAGAGTTCAACAACATTGCGACTGCTGTAGCTACCAAAGCAAACACAGCAAGTCCAACATTCACGGGTACTGTTACAGCGGGGACACTAACCGTCACTGGTACGGCTACAATCGGTACAATTGACGGAGGAACATACTAATGGCTTATGAAGATACTGCGTTTGGTGGCATAGCTGATTATTTTAACCTTGGTGATACGCTAACAGGTTTGTTTGGTGGAGCACTAGAAACAGGAACTGCTTTACTGCCTTATTATGCAGGTGAAGGAATCCTTGATTACCTTAAGCAAGCACGAGAAACTGTTCCGGGAGCAATTGAAGGAATTGAAACAGGTGCTATGGGTGAGCTTGACTTCACACCATACACTGTAACAACGGGACTAGGCTCTACAGCAATCAGTCCTGAGGGTGTCATCAGCACCACATTGACGCCTGAGCAACAAGCAGTGCAACAATCACTCTTAAGCCAAGCTCAGACACTTGCAGGCACTGCAGGGCCAACAGCAGGTGAGCTTTACGAACAAATACAAGCAACACGAGCACCTGAAACAGAACGTCAACGACTGGCCTTAGAAAACCGTTTAGCCGCTCAAGGACGCTTAGGTACACAAACGGCTATGTATGGCGGTACACCAGAAGCCTTAGCAATGGAAAAGGCAATTGCTGAACAACAGTCAAGAGACATCTTAGGTGCGCAAACAACTGCAGGTGCTTTAGAAGCACAAAGGCTTGCTAATGTTGGTGGTTTGCTAACACAAGCATACGCACCTGAGCAACAAATGTTGTCTGCATTGTACGGTGCGGCTCCGTTGTCTAGCCTTGGTGAATCTCAAGCTCGTTCACGTTCACAACTTCTGCGTGATCTTGGTATTACAGAACTTGAAACAGAGCAATCATTGCTTGGTAACATTGCAGGGTTTGAAGCGGATCGTATTAGGGCGTTGGGTCAAGCATTGTCTGGTTTGTTTGCACAACCTAAGCAAACAATTAGTTTAGAGAGCTTTCTTACAGGGGGTTCTAAATAATGGCTGATTCAATGATACAAAACCTCCTTAAGACACCTAGGCAAATTCGTGAAGAACAACTTCAAAAGATGCGTAATGAGGCCGCAGGACGAGCACAGCTTGGTGGGCCTATCCGTGGTGCATCATCAGCACTACCGGGCATCTTTAGCTCTGTCTTACAACAACAACGCCCTGCACTGGCTACAGACATCGCACAGACCGCTAGAGGCCTCACACAGGGCCTAGGTGGGATGCTAGGTGCGGCAGGATACCAACAGGCAGGACAAGCCCTAGCGCAGGCTACAGTGACACCTGAGGAGCGTCAGGCGGCAATTACTCAAAGTTTATTGAGCCAGATGAAACCTGGTGATCCTAAATCAATGCGAGCAGTAGCACAACAGTTACAACAACGAGGATTAACTAAAGCGGCCTTGGTGTTAGCACAACAAGCGTCTGCCTTAGAAAAAATGCAAGCAGAAACTGCGGCGGCTCAACGCAAAGGAGTAACAGCACCTACAATTAAAGAAGTAAAAGAAGGTGATAAAATTATTACCTATAGGATAAATACTAACGGAACACAAACAAAAATAGCTGAAGCTCCTCGTTTTGAAGCAAAACCACCGACAACTCGTACTCGTATTGACCAAGATGAAAAAGTAGTAGAGCAATGGAACCCTGCAACTCAAACTTTTGATGAAGTTTCTAGAGGGCCACGGTATGAACCCACAAGTGCAGGTGAAATTGCCGCCGCTGTATACAAAGGTAGTCAAGAACAAATTGTCGATAAAGAAGCAATGAAATACTACATTGATTCTTACGCTAAAAATAACCAAGCAGTCGAATCGGCTCGTAAAACATTTGTTACTACAGATCAAATGCGACAGCTTGCAGATTCTGGTATTTTAACAGGAGCGTTAGCAGATGTTGCTTTACCTGCCGCTAAATTGTTAGTACAAATTGGAGCAATTGATTCTGAAACAGTAGAAAATACAGAACAATTTATTAAGACTGCCGCTAGACAAACAGTAGCATTATTGGCGTCAGGAGTCTTTGGTACTGCACAGTCTATTACCGATAATGACCGGAAGTTTGCTGAAGGAATGGCAGGAGGAGATATTACTTTAACTGCTGATACAATTCGGACGTTAATTGATATGAACGAATACTACGCTACTTTAGCTTTTGAACAACAACAACGAGGAGTAGCGCAAGCCCGCCAAGCATTCCCAGACAGTGAGCGAGTTAAAAACGTGTTTAACCCGATGTATTATGACGGCCAACAATTTGTCGTTCCTGTTGAAGGTGGCGGTACTAAGATTGTTCAATGGAATGAGTCTATTCAGAAATTTGAGGATATTTAAATATGGCAACATATGATGACTTACCACAAGGGGCAATGCCGTTACCTAAGGGTGCGGTAGCACCTAGAATAGACCAATCTCGTACAGATATGCAATTAAATTTACCTGCAGGTGCTGTTCCGGTTCCATTTACACCTCCTGCGGCCCCTCAAGCAACACCTCAGACATCACCGGGGTTTCTTGAGCGTTCAGGAGAATTACTTAAGCCTCGTTATGAACGTGGGGAGCGTATGCGTGAAGCATACATGAGTGACGTTATTGATGCTCCTGAGTATTACACAAGTCGAGTGACTAACTCAATGGGTGCATTTTTTGAAGTTGCAGGCGAAGGGGTTTTAACAGTATTGTCGGCATTAACTCCTGATCGTTGGGAGCGTTTGTTTAAAGAAAATTTAGCCGCAGGTGGTACTGCGTTAATGAATACTGAACAAGCCCAACAGTTATTAACTATTTGGGATGGCTTAGACCCTTTGACAAAAGATAGGGTAGCAAACATTGCTGATACTGCGGCAGGAGCAGGACAATTTATGAAATCTCCTACGTCAATTGTTGGAGAAAAATTGTCTGCCAGTGCTATCAAAGCCGATAAAAAAGGTCTTGCTCCAAAAGTATTAGACCAAACAACCCCGGCTAGGCAAGCACGAGGCAAGGAAATTGGTAGAGACCCAGAAAAACAATTTCAGACAAATTTTGATGAAGACATTTTAAATACAGTAGTTAGTCTTCCCGGAGTTACTGGTGCAACTAAATTACCTAAGTTGCTTGAAAAACTTAACACCGCAGAGCGTCATTTAAACACTAAAATTCAAAAAGAACTATCAAAAGCAAAAACAATTATTCCTCTGCAGACAATCAATCAAGCGTTAGATATAAAGATTAAACAACTGATTGCTGAGAAACCAGAGTTTGCTGATGATAAACAACTAGCATCTATTGTCAAACGGATTAAAGCATTAAACAAGAGTGCCCTTAAGAACTACAAAGGCAAACCCATTGAACTCTTGCAAGCTCGTAGAAACTTAGATCGGATTATCACACAAACCTTTGGGGATAATTTGTACGAAGGTGCAGGAACAAGTCGAACAATTGTCAAACAGTTTAGAGACGTCTACAACGATTTAATGCAACAATCGGTTGATGATGTTGATATGAAAGCACTGATGCAACGTCAACATCATTTACTTGAAGCAATTGACAATGCTTCCTATGCAAACACTAAACAACTGCCTAGGAACTTAGTACAAAGAGCCTCAAGCGTTGCCGAACGTCATCCATTCTTGGTAGCAGGTGCGTTAGGATTATCTGAGCAAGGAGTTGGACGAGCGTTTGATATTCCTCCGGGTATCTTAGCAACAGGGGCGGCAGGACTAGGAGCCTATGGTTTAACGACTCCTAACGTCCGACGGGTGGTAGGAGGAGCACTTGAAAGAGCTCCAGTAACCACAGGATTGCTTTATGGCACAGCAAACATGGGTCAAGAGGAGCCTACTCCATAATGGAACAGCGGGGGATGTTATCAAACACAGCCCTAGGTCGTGGTCTTGAAGACTATGTGTCTGGTCTCAATAAAGTACAACAAGAATTTGACACTGGTGACAGAAACATCCTAGAGTACATTTTAGGAACAGGTTACGCAGGGGTTGCAAAGCCTATTGAAGAAGCAGTTTCTTATCTGATTCCTGACCCGATTGAAGAAGGCATTGCTAAAGGTGTTGGTGCGGTTGCAGAAGCAACTGGATTAGATCAAGCAATGGCATACGCCCAAGAAAACTATCCAGACGCTTCACGGGCTTTTGGTGAGGTTACAGGAATAGCAGGTATGCTAACTCCTACATCTGCTCTCAAAAAAGCAGGTGAAAAAGTAATTATTAGGCAGGGGGCAGAAGACACTAGGCCCCCACGAGAGCGAGCAGAAGCCGCAGGAATAGCCAGTAACTTTAACGTCATCATTGATAATTTCTATAACCCTAATGCAAAAGTTGATGGAATTTACAGCTTCTTTAGTGGAGATAGTAAGATTGCAAAAATGGGTCGTAAGGCCACAGGTGTTCTTGACTGGGGTGTTAAAGGTGTTAGTCGAGTAATGACCAACATGGCTAACCCTGTGGCTCGTGCTCGTTACATTGAAACAGGAGTCGCCCCTGTAGCAATGGAAGGATATAAGTCACTGCTTAAGCTAGAGCAACGGAATAAACTAGCCACAAAGCGTTTAGATGAAGAGTTAGCAACTCTGCCTAAAAATGACCCAAGACGTAAAGAAATTCAACAAGAAAAAATGGCTTTAGCACGGGAAGTTGAGAACTCAATTGAAACCCTGACGGCTCAACTGCAACAAATGGCTAACATTCAAGCACAGGCAGGATCGGCCCCTCTTAAAAGCAATGTACCATTAGGGTTTGCTGAAAGAGCTTCTGCAAAAGGTTCTCCTGTTTATGGCACAAAGGCTGAGTTAGGTGATAACTGGTTTGATTCTGCCGCAGGACAACTAGGGAATCAAAACCCTATTTCATCAGCAACAAGTGCTAGGATTAGTGATTTCATTGAAGAACAATGGAAAGGAAGCGGGCTTGAAATAGACCGTGCAAAGATTCTTGTTAAAAACCCTACGTCAAAAATGACTGGACAGCATTGGGCTGTCTTATCAGTCAATCCACAAATTAACGCTATTGAGCGTATTTTTCGTTCTCAGACAGGAGTAGAAAGACGCAGTGGTGTTAAAATTAAAGAACAGACAATTAGTAAAACTGATCCTGAGTTAGGGCCAGTCGAATTTCCAACGGGTAAGAAAACAATCAGTGTCAAGGGTGCTGAAAAG